ATGGACACTTAGCATCGCCAAGGCTCTAATGAAACCGACCACTGAGCGGATCGATGGGGCATCCACAATGTCGCCTGACGTAACCTTTGATCGGGCTACATGGATCGCTTTAAGCACGTGCCTTGCCAAGTCTTCACTGCACTTAGTGTGACGCACAACCGCATCGATCTCGTCTTTCATTGGCAGATAAGTGAACGACACGACACGTGAAAATCGGTCAATCAGTGCGCTATTCTGTGGGCGTGTACCCACGTAGCGTCCTGAGTCATCACCATTGCCAAAAGTATTGTCAGCGGCAAAAACCAATACGCCATTTGCCTTGCGGCGCACTGCACCGCCATACGACACTGCGCTGTTGGGTTCAAGAAAACCGTTCAACGGGGCAAGTTCACCAGCATCGGCATTGGTCACCTCATCAAGCAAAATCACTGTGCTAGGTGCGGTGTAAGCTATCAAAAAATCTTTGGGCTGAAACACCGTCTCGCCATTGACCAAGCCAACTGCACCCAAGTAATCCTCTGCGCTGGTGTACTTGTGGAAGTTGATACGCACGTAGTTGCGTCCAGTGCGAGCCGCAAACTGTTTTGCGGTTTCGCTCTTGCCTGTACCCTTTTCACCGCCGAACCATAGGTGTTCGCCTGTATCTTGAGACAACAAAAGATGTTTCAAAATGGGCGCAGTCCAAATAAAGTTGGGGTCAATTGCAGGGGCATTGGGATGATTCCAAATGTCCACGGTGACAATGTCACCTTTGGCGTTTCGTACATCAACACCAAAAACTTCACGCACCGACTTAGTCTCAGTCACGTAGACCCCCGCAAGGTCAGCGACCACGGTCATGGCTTCGACAGTCGCCGCCTGTTTAAACGGTGCAAAGGTATCTGCTACAGCCTTGGCGACTTGCAACTGCAAGGCATCAGGATCGACCTCGCCTTTGACCTCGCCAAGCTTTTGGTTTATGGATCGCTCAAGCTTGGTCAGCTTGGTATCGGCTTCGATTGCCATGTCAGCGACAGTGCTAACACGGTTCGCAAGGTCAGACAATCCCTGCTTGACGTTTAGCGCAAGGTTGTTTGCTTCAAGGGCGGTATTCATTGACCGCCCCACAGTTGCTTCCAGCGCCTTGACGGCAGGGGTTTCGCTAGGTACGTTGTGGGACGGTGAGTGGACAGGGAGACCGCCTTGAATCGGCGTAGAGCATCGAATCTCATCCATTGTCACAGATCCAAATACAACCGAATTTGCAAGGCGTTCAGCCGCATCTTTCATGTTAGTTGGCTCTTCGCTATAAAGGGCTTGGTAAGCGCCGTTCACCCTTGCGCTACCAAGGCGGCTAATTTCAACTGCAAATTTTTGGATATCGTTTTTGGTCATGGTATATCTTTCGTTTAAACGGTAAAGGTTTCGCCATCAGTCGGGCAAGTCGGGAGACCATGCGCCAACCACTTTCCTGTCAGGCGCACGGTATAACCACAGGCGGGGCAAGATGCCTTGATCATGCGTGTACCTTGCACCTTGCGGTCAGAGTAGGACAACTCGCCATGCGGGTATAAACCCAAGCCTTGAATCAAGTCGCCATAGGCAGATGCAAACTGAGCATTGCCACGTGTTGACTTCCACGCATTTTTCCAAGCAGGGTCACCAGTGGGTTCAAGCAACATGGCAGTGGCGGCTTTTTGAAAGTTCACGCCGTGGTTCATCGCCCCGCTGGTGCTATGGCATAACTCATGCACCAGCACTGCGAACACGTCCACAACATCAGCAATAGTCGGGCTGATCAGGATCTCAATAGCCTTATCGGCAGAGTTGTCAGATGCCCAACATTCGCCAATAGCCTTACTGCGCTTGGCATTCAAGGGGAAACCACAGGCGACACGTATCTTCTTTGGCAGGGGTTTGCCGATCATGTCAAAGCTGGTGCGCAACTCATTGACCCCAGCTTGAAGCCACTCTTCGCGTGTTTGAAAATTAGTCATGGTTTAGTCTTTCGGTTAGTGCTAGTGAAAATTATACCACAATCACTAGCATTAGTTTACACGGTTGAATAATTAATTTGACCCTGCTCAATCAAGGCGGCGGCGGTGCGTCCAAACCAGCCTTGAAGTTGCCATGCCAAGCCTGTATCGACAAGGTACTGCCAAGCTTCAAGGTATTGGTCTTCGGATTCGGCATCAATGAAACCCTCTGCGATGCCCACGGCGGTGTAGTGGTTCATGGTTAGCCCCTGTCGTTTAAAGCTTCAGTCACCACGTGACCAAAAAAGAAGCCGCCAACTGCCAACAAGGCTGACCACAGATACCCGCTGTCAACGTTGTATGCACCAGCAAAAATGAATGCGGCGCTTGCGATGCTCATAAAAATGTAGTACATGGTTTGATCCTTTCAGAGTACTGGTTTCAGTGGGGAGTCCACTGGTATGCCCCGCAAGGCATACCGCTAGGCTCACAGTGAATCGATGAGGGCGTGGGCAGATGCAATGGCACGGCGTTGGCGCAGAGTCTTCGATTGCAACACCATGCGGCGGTCACGCACGGCATCCAATTCGGCGTAAAGCTTTGCTACGTATGGGTGAGCCATGTCATCACCGTAGGGGGTCACAGCAAGGGTTGCATGGATATCTGCAATGGCGTACTCGCAGTGGGCGAGGGTATAGCGGCTGACCTTGTCAGTGGCGTTGCGGTTCAATTCGGTGTAGTTCATAGGATCTTTCGGGGTTGTTTAAAGGGGAATTACCAGCCAAAGCGGTCGGCACAGATTGGTCCAATGCCACGGGCGATGGACTCAGGATCGGACAGAGTACGAGCGCACACTGAGCATTTGCCAAACTCTTTGCCATAGGCGATGGCGGCTTGCTTGGGGTCACGGCTGACGGTGACAATGGACTGCTCTTGGTCAACGGTGCAAGATGCCACGGCGAAAAGCTTACCGCCGACAACCTTGCCAAGGTAGGTCTCGCCCTCTTTGACGTATATCGCACCAGCGTTCTTACCCGTGTCGGGGGCAGGGCTAAAGGTGAACACGTCCAAGCGCAGTTTCGGACGCAAGATACCAGCGGCTTTCGCCTTGGCAAAGGCTTGCTCCACGGGTTCAAGGGAAACAGTGGGAGCGGCGGCATGGCGGGTAGATTGAAGCTTGCGCTTGGCGAGAATGCGTTGCACTGCACCCAATTGGTTGTCGGTCAGTCTTCCCCACTTTCGCAGGGATGAAAGCAGGGAAGCGGCAAAGTCGAATGACTCTGCGCTGTCGGTCAGCCATTCGTATTCGGCAGGGTTGGCATCGATCCACGCAAGCATGGCGGGTGACGCTGGTTTGACGGGCGCATTAGCCACGGCTTGGCGGTCAGCGGCGGTGTAGTTGGTGTAGTTCATGGTTGGTCTTTCGGGTTGGTTACTTGAGACCCCTTTGCAGGGGTTTCGCCGCATCACGGCTCATCAGTCAAGTTGTCAATTCAGTGGCGCAGTCAATCACTGCCTGACCCCACTCCACGCAAGGCACGTTTGCAACTATTTTTTTGGCGGTAAGGTCACGTCTAAGCGCGGTCAGTTGGGGGGTTTTCTTAAGCCATTGCACTTGCTGGTAGGCAATTGCGGCGTGATTCAAATGATTGAAATTTGAGGCGCTGGGGTTGTCAGCGAATCGCTCTGAAGCGCCGATAAAGTCGCTCTGCAACTGGAAGCAAACAGCGTCAAATGCAAGGGAAGTTTTCATGGTGATATCTTTCAGATGGTTGACAAAAAACGTTCGACAGAACTGTCGATCCAGTATTCAGTGGCGAGGGTCTCGCGCACTTGAATGAGAGTGAAGCCTTGGGAGATCAGGGCTTCGATAACTTGTTTGAGTGACTTGGTCATGGTGATAGTCCTAGTGGTGTTTGCTGTGAAAGTGATAGTGATTCTCAGAAATGTTTAAACAATTGTCAAACACTGCGATTTAATCCTGAGTGGACTGTGGGGTTATTAACTGCGGGGCTGGTTGCAGTGCATTTATATATGTGTGTGCTGATTCTAAGAGGTTGTGTACTGACGTATTACTTTTAGCAGGCAAATAACTAAAGTACACTAAAACGCTTAAAACGACCAGCAAGGCGGGGAAAATCAAAAGCCAAGGGGTAGGTGAGGGTAAAAGTTAAAATCGCTTGTAGGGCTGTTTAAATCGATCCTAGACCCATGTGGATAAGGTCAAGACCAGTGTTGATAACTTGTTATGCACAGCGGTGCTGAGGTTGTCCACAGAATGGGTGAGTTATGCACAGGAACAACTTGTGGATAAGATAACAAGCTGTGGACAATGCGAACAATACTGTTTAAACTACCAGCATGAAGTTTTGTACAGGCAATAGTTATTGATAGGGGATTATCACTATGCAAAAGATATCAAAAGAAGAGTACTTGCAGGCACTGGAACTTGCTGGTCAGGATGATGACGATGATCAGAATGATAATAATGATGGGCTGGGCGATCTTAGCGAAGCGGAACGGTTGGCGGCTCACGCAGATGCACCTCTACTAAGGGGAGACGGTAAGCCATACAGTACAGAGACATACACAAGGGCAAGACCTTTATCACCATCGCAGTTGGCATTCGCACAAGGGCTTATCAGAGGGAACACCTACAAACAAAGCTACAGGGATGCATACCCAAACGCACAAGGTACTGACGCAAGTATCACCACAAGCGCATACAGGCTAAGTAGAGATCCACGTATTGCGGAGATGGTGAGGGACGCATTAGAAGAGACGGCAGAGCATCTCGCAGAGGATAGAGCGGCAACGCAAAGGTATGTGCTGAGACAGTTGGTTGCACATAGTAAGACTGCCAAACAAGAGGGTACAAAGCTGAAAGCACTTGAACTGCTAGGCAAGAGCACAGGGTTGTTTATAGATAAGGTTGAGGCTGAGGCAAAGCCTGTGAGTGCAGAGCAGTTGAAACGTGAGTTGGGTGTTCACCTCAAGCTATTGAAGACTGACAAGCGCAGTGCATGACACGTATGCGCTCATCGCCCTACAACTGGCATCGATGCGGGCGTGTTGTTTAAACGAGGGGGCGTGGCATGACGATGCGGCGTGGCGTGACCCTGCCGTACCCCATCCCCCCAGATTTACGCTGAGACCCCCCTCCGCCTATTACACTCTATTCCACACTGACAATTTCTTTCCCCCAACCTATACAAACGTTCGCACACAAACACCCCCCGTACCTTTTCTTTTTCCCATACCCCGGGGGTATATATATTTTGTTTAAACTGCTTGCGAACGTTCGTGAGAACGTTTAAACTCTCCGCATGACTGAACGCAGACAACTCGTATTGGACTTTATCAAGGCTTACATTCGTATTCACGGGATAGCGCCGTCTTACGAAGTTATTGCCAAGGGTCTTGGTATGAAGTCAAAGGCGAATATTCATAGGATCATTCATAGATTGCAGTCTGACGGGTTTTTGACGACCAAGCCGCATAAGTTTCATTCCATCAAAATTATTGACCGCAGTGTTAGAGAGATGGCTTCCCTGTGACGTTACTCACCCGTACAGAAATAGGAGAGTATTTGTCAATTGTGGACACATTGCCTGAAGTTGAGAGAAACAAGGTATACAGGTTGTTGGAGTTAGACAGGGTCGAGCGTTGTCGGGAAAACTACCTGTATTTCGTCACCCAGATGTGGCCCGGGTTTATTTCGGGTAAACACCATCAGATCATGTCAGATGCTTTTGAGCGTGTTGCTTCAGGGGATCTTAAGCGTTTGATCATCAACATGCCTCCCCGGCATACAAAATCAGAGTTTGCGTCATATCTGTTGCCATCATGGTTTCTTGGTAAGAACCCCGCAAAGAAGATCATCCAGACTGCCCACACCGCAGAGTTGGCTGTCGGTTTTGGGCGCAAGGTCAGGAATCTTGTGTCTTCTGAGGCTTATGGGAAGGTGTTTGACACCAAGCTGTCGTCGGACTCAAAAGCCGCAGGACGCTGGAACACTGACGCAGGTGGGGATTACTTCGCTATTGGCGTTGGAGGAGCGGTAACTGGTAAAGGCGCAGATGTATTGATTATTGATGACCCACATTCTGAGCAGGAAGCAAGACAAAACAACCCCGCAGTGTTTGATTCTGTGTATGAGTGGTACACATCCGGCCCGCGCCAGCGTCTACAGCCCGGCGGGGCCATCATTATTGTGATGACACGATGGTCTAAACGAGATCTGACCGGGCAGATCCTCAAAAACTCGGAAAAAGAAGGTGTAAACGACTGGGAAGTGATAGAGTTCCCTGCAATTTTGCCGTCAGGCACTCCTTTATGGCCCGGATTCTGGAAAAAAGAGGAACTTGAGGCTATTAAGGCCGAGATTCCTGCCGCCAAATGGGAAGCGCAGTATCAACAGAACCCAACCGGCAACGAAAGCGCAATTATTAAGAGAGATATGTGGAGGATTTGGGCTGAAGAGACTCCCCCTCCTTGTGATTACTTGATACAAAGCTGGGACACAGCCTTTGAGAAGAACAACCGCGCAGATTATTCAGCTTGCACCACGTGGGGAGTGTTTCAACATGCCGACGAGCAGGGGAACTTAAAGCCCAACATCATTGTTTTAGATTCGTTTAAACAGCGTATGGAGTTTCCAGAGCTTAAACAAAAAGCTTTGGAGATGTGGAAGGAATGGAACCCAGACACATTGATCATTGAGAAGAAGGCCGCTGGCGCTCCGCTGATATATGAGCTTCGG